CTCAGATGCACCGACCTTGGCTCCCATTAGGGTCGCCGCATCTTCAGGCGGAAGGGCCGCGGGCGGCGGGAAGGAAAGACTGGACCAGGGCCAGAAGCTCATCGACCAGATGAACCAGCGGATTGCGCTCATAGGGAAGGAAACGGAATACGAGAAACTTCTTGAACAGGTGCGGATCGGCTCCGTCACGTTCAAGACGCAAGCGCAGCAGGATGAAGCACTTGCGTCTGCCCAGACCTTGGATTTCATCAACGAGCAGACGAAGGCCTACGAAGAGTCAAAGAAGCAGGCGGAAGACTTTGCCAAGCTGATGGACGATCTCTACCCGGAGAGGTCTAGGGCCGAGCAGTTCATTGAGCAAATGGGGAGGCTGTCCTACGCATTCCAGGAAGGGTGGATCAACGCCGAACAGATGAAGGACGCGACCGAAGCCCTTACTCGTAAGTTCGAAGAGACCACTGGAGACATGGGTGAGTTTGCCAAAGAGGCGGCTCGAGGTATTCAGAACTCCCTAGGTGATGGCCTCTATCAAGTCATGCAAGGGGACTTCAAGAATATCGGTAGCTCCTTTCTGCAGATGCTGCAAAAAATGTCGGCTGATGCGTTGGCAGCCCAGCTAGCAAAGAAGATGTTTGGCGACTACGACAAGAGCGGCTCCATGGGGGGCTGGTTTGGGGCGATCTTCAAGGGGGTCTCAAGTTACTTCGGAGGGTCGACAATCGGTGGAACCGATAGCACCGTGCCTGGCAGTTATGAAGAATTCATGGGTGGCTATGCACTTGGAGGCTATACCGGCCCGGGCGGCAAATATGACGTTGCCGGAATCGTTCATCGCGGCGAGTATGTACTGAATTCGGATGCAACAAAGCGCCTTGGCCGTGGCCTGTTAGATCGTTTGAATGGGTTCGCTGATGGCGGCTACGTCGGCTCAGACCGTGGCCCGGCTGGCTTAGGCATGGGCGGCATGAGCCTAAACATTGAGACGCGGGGTGTGGACATCGAAGTCGTCGAGGCTAGGCAAAACGAGATGTACCTAATCGCCCGCCAAGTCGTGGCTACGGACACGCCAGGTGTCATGCAGCGGGAGATTGCTAACCCCAGTAGCCGCTCCTCCCGTCAGCTATCCCGTAGCACGACCGCTGAGCGACGTAGGTAATCATGGCCGAATTTCAAAAGATGCCCTTCTGCCCAGCTCAAGCTGGCTACTCCGGCGATTTCGGCGATGCGACCTTGCGGGTTCAATTAGATGGTGGCGCGTCTCGCTACCGGGCGGGTGTTTCAGGAAACTCTGATGTCGTCGCGGCCACTTGGGTATTGAGGGCAGACGAGTATTCGGCGTTCATGGGGTTTGTGCGAAATCAGAAGCGAAGCGGCGGAATGCCATTTTTAATCGACCTGCCGCTTCAGTCCCATGAAATGATCGAGTACCAAGCCAGCTTTGTCCCGCGGAGCGTGCGGCTAGTATCCAAGAACGCTGCGATCTTCACAGTGGCGGCGTCGCTCGAAGTCTTCTCCAAACTTGAATTTGATGATGCTGACCTTGACTACTGGGCGTCGTTAGTCCTGATGCTTGCAGTGTACGGAAGCATCCCAGCAGCAAGGGAGATTTTGAATCTGCTTGCGAAGTTGGTGAACGAGGATTTGCCGAATGCCTGACCTTGCTGACGACTACATAGATTTCTTCTTTGGGGCACCCCAGAGCGCTGCGGAACTGCAAACTCTGGAGATCAGCCAACCCAGCTTTTCACAGATATGGCGCATCCAGTCTCACTACCGTGAAGGGTTCTGGGCACGACTGGAGACTGGAGAGCAAGTATTTTTCCAGTACGTTCCTATGCGCCTCAAACCTCTCGAGGAGCGGGCAAATCTGGACTTCGGTTTAACCGTGACGTTCGGTGATCTAGGGGAAATTCTGCCGGATGAGATAGAGCGGGCGAGGTCAGCAGGAACGCTAAAGACCAGCCCGCCGCTTGTTAAATTCCGTGCGTACCGAAGTGACAATTTGGAAGAGCCTATGTTCGGACCTGTCTCCTTACAGGCCAGACAGATTGTTAGATTGGAAGATGGCGCGAAATTCAACGCAAGGGCGCCTGAAGCTAATGCGAACAAAACGGGGAGCATCTACCGATCAGATGCGTTTCCGATGTTGCAGGGGTTTTTGTGAGTATTGACGAGTTCCTATATCGGGAATATGACCGGCGCACGTATAACTGCCTTCACTTCGCGGCAGAAGTTTGGATGAGCTTAACTGGCGACGACCGTCTTCTCAAAGTCGACGAACAGGACTTTAAGGCAGGGAAGATCGCCAATATGTTCAGAGGCATGACGCGCGTCGACGGTCCCACGGACTCGCCATCCATGGTCTTAATGGAAACCCTGGAGGGGGAGAACCACATAGGCGTCTGTTCGCAACGTCGACTGCTACACATAAACACCGGCGGCCCTCAGAACCTATGCTTGGATGCAGTGTCGGCACAGTTCAAACGCATGAGGTTCTATCAGTGATAGTCGTATATCTCTACAAACGTCCGGACGCAAACAAAGAGGTTCATCAGGTCAATGACCTCGTTCAGTTCCTGAAAGGGCAATTTGGACGCCACTTCCCCGCAGGCGGTAGGATAACTGACTGTGCTACTGGAAAATCGGTAACGCCGACTACCTACGAGGATGCGATTTCCTTGAAGGGCATGCCAGGTCCTTTCGTGGTGGAAGTCTTTCCTTTGGCGGCGTTGCCGCCTATCGTAGTCGCGCTAATTGTGACTACGGCCTCCATCATCCTTCAGTCCATATTCGCGCCGACACCTCCCAGCGCCACGGCTCGTAATGTCCAGCAAGAGTCTCCTAACAACGGGCTGTCTGAACGAACGAACAAGGTAAGAGTTAATGGCCGTGTGCCTGACATTTACGGCCAAGTCCGATCGACTCCCGACCTGCTAGCTCCTCCTTACAAGGTGTTTGAAAACCATGTGGAGAAAGAAGTCGCCTATATGTGTGTTGGGCGCGGTGCCTATCAGGTTCAGGACGTCCGCGATGATACGACTGTGATTTCGGAAATTGCCGGCGCGTCTGTTGAAGTTTACGCACCGTTCACATCCCCTAATAGCGGTTCGGCACCGCAGCTTCGTATCGGGAATGCAATCAATCTCCCTGTTATC